TTATTTTTCTTTAGATCATTGGGCGCGAAGTTCCTTCTAATAGAAAGAACTTTCCTATTACCTTCTTCAACAGTTACGATGTAAGGCAATTTTATTCCAGTCGGTTGTCCGTCTGCACCGACTTCTTCAAAACCTTCTAAGTCTAAATTAACGTGACACTCTAATAAAGTATAAATTGGTTCGTTCTTACCAGTTTTTTTACTACCTTCAAGATCACGTTCTTTTTTTTCTAAATCATTTTTTTCAACATTACCTGGTGGTCCAAGTTCTATATCTCTGTAGAAACCATTGACTTGTTGTTTTCTTAATTCGTTTTCAGATATTTTAATTGTATGAATAATAGCTTCCGCATCATCTAATGAAGTAGCCGTGTACGGAACAATTAATTCATCTGCAGGAACAAACTTAGATACAGCTCTTCCCATATTTACATCATAGTAAACTTTTTTAAATGTAGAACCTGCAAGTGGTAAATGAAATAACATAGAGTCAAATTCTGCTTCATATTCTTTCATTTGATCCATAATCAGATAATTCATAAAATCTTTTACACGAGTTGCTTGTTGCTCTGTTGTTGGATTTTTTACACCAATAACTTGTGTTCTGACTGGTCCGTCTGCCGGTAATAATTCTTTATATGCTTGTGCTTGAAACTGTGTGACAGCCTCCGCCATGACAGGATGCGTTGCACCACTTGCCCCTTGAAATGGTTCAGTTCTATTTTCGTATTTAAATCCTAGTAAGTCAAGCCCCTCTGTGTATCCTCTCTCCCAATCTTTTCTTGATGCTTTATAATCCATATAGTTTTGCACCATCTCGTTCCCGATTGGCTCTAAAACTTCTTCTGGTAAAAGATCTGCTAAATTATCAAAATGTGATTCGGTTCCCGGTACGTTGATAGCTCCCGGTTCAAAGTCTAATGTTACACCACCATCTTCCTCTGGTATAACTTCAATTGGTCCTTTTTCTTCTTGTGGTTCCTGAACAGCAACTTGTTCTGCTATCTCTTCTTCTGAAGGGATATCTAATTTAGTTCTAGTGTTCGGGAGTCCTTTGTCTATTTCTGCCATATATACTCCTATAAGTTTCTAACACGTTTCATCAGACCTTGCAACCCTTGTGAGTCAGGGTTCATCGATACTCTTTGTGGACCTTTATCTATACCAGCTAGTTTAGCTATACCACCACCTGCTAATGGTTGTAAAACGTCTGCACCTTGTGTTCCATAAATCTGCTCATCTCCATATGTTTTAGCAAGTTCAGATAAAGGAGCATTTTTTAATGAATCTCTGTAAGCCAATACATCTTTTGCTGACACATCTTGACCTTCTGCTCTAAGCGCTTGTGCTAAATCTATTGCGTCTAAAGTTTTAAATTGCATGACATCTGTAGGTAATGTTGGAAACATATTTAAATTTAAATCTATCTGACTTGGTTGTTTTGGAAATATTCTAGTGGCTTCTGTATCTGTATAGTCACTTATTCCAGGTATACCTTCCATTTGATCTTTTAATGATTGTTTTGCAAAATTTGATTTAGCCATCTGTGTATCTGCAATCTCTTGTCCTTTTCTATCTATAAATTGTACTATATCGGACGAAACTGTATTTTCTTGTAATGCCTTTTGTGCTGTTTGTAATTGTGCTTGTGTCCTCTGTATGTCTGACGTTAAATCACCAATGTAACCGTCGCCACCTTGATTACTTATATCCTCTAAATTTTTTAATTTGTTTTGCAAAGAATTTACTAAAGTTTGACTGTTTCTAAATTTATCCACAGCTAATTTTTGATCAGAAAATTTACCAAACTTTTCTGCCTCTATGCCTGATGTAAAATCAGTTGCACCAAACGTAAGCGTGTCTATAGATTTTAAAAGAGAATTAGTTGGTTTCTCTCCTAACAAAGTTCTACCAGCAGCTTCTAATCCTACGTATGCAAGTTCTGGTATTATACCATATTTCATAAGCCCACTTACCACCGCACGACCACCTCTTAAAAGTTTTGCTGCGTCCTGTACTTGATCTGCTGTTTTAAATTTACCATCGTTAAAAACTCTTGCACCATCTTGAGCACACTCTGTAAGACTTGCAGGTCCAGTCGCATAACCTACTCTTCCGCCCTCTGCTTTAGATTTACCAAAGGTTACTATACATTTAGGATTATTAGAAAAGGAGGCTAATATTTTTTCTATTTTTTCTTGATTTAAACCAGCCTCTGTGGCAGCAGCTTTAACAATAGACTTAGGAGTTCCTTGTGTTCCAACAAATTTACCTTCTGTTTTATATCGAATACCACCTAACTCGGCAGATATTCTATTCATTTCATTTGCATAAACTTCTTTTGCTTTTGCAATTCTATTTAGATCTCCGCTTGCTACAGCTTTATTATATGTGTTTTGTATAATACCTTGTTCTCTGTTTGCATATTTAAATGCAGGTTCTGTTTTAAAGGGATTATCTTTAACTCCTTCAGTATGATGAGCTTCTACAAAACTATAAAAAGGTTTTTTGTCAGATATATATTTTTGTAAACCAGAATCATTTAAATTAACTTTTTTATCAATTAAAGTTTCATATTCTTTTTTTAATAAACCTTCAGTTAAAATTGAATTTAATGTCTTACCTTTGAATGTAGTTTGATTTAATATTGCATTATCATTATAAGCTTTAATTGCTTTTTGATAACCACCACCGTGCTTATCAACCATTTTTTCTAAATTATCATAAGTAAAAGTTGCGCCACTTTTTTTATCTTTAAATTTAGCTTTTCTCCAGTTTAAATCTTTTTTCCAATTTACTTTTCCATCTGCATCAGCTAATTCTTTTTCATTAATTAATTTAAATCTTCCTCCTTGACGAGAAGAATTATAAATATTTGTCCAAACTTTTCTTTTATTTTGTTTTCCTCTAGGCCATGATCTACCTGTTCCAGATTTATCCTCAAATTTTTCCATGGCAACGTATGAAGCCGCTCTAGTTGTTATATCAGCATCCGTTAAATTTTTATTTTTTAAAAAATGTTTACCACCAGAAAATTTTTTTATAATTTCTTTTGCTTCTGCAACAGTTCGTTTTTCAAAAAAACCTAAATCATCCGCTATTCTTTTTTTAGTTCTAGGACTTTCTAAATCAAAATTGTAAACACTACTTCTATTCCACTCAGCACCTGTAGCAGTTGTATAACCCATTTCATTTAATTTTTTAGCAAAGTCTTCTCCCCTTAGTCTTCTGTTCTCAGGTTTTAATCTTATTTTTGCATACTCTTTTCTTGTTAATCTATTGGGATAATATTCATTTAATTTTTTTTCTGTTGCTTCTATAATTTTCTTTTTATTTTCTGGAGTAGCTTTTAATGCCATTCGCCAGTTTTCTTTACCAATTCTATCTCCTCTAACACCTGCTCTGTACGTATATTCAGGTATTTTATTTTTACCTCTTTCTTGAACCATTACATATACATTTTCTGGAAGATCTTTATAAATTTCTTGTACTTGTTTTTTTGTTAGTTTTGTTTTTGTAACTGGTCTACCCTTATCTTCTCTATACCCCTGCCTCACACCACCAAAACCTGGTTGCACTAACATACCACCACCTGCCATATCTTGTCGTGGATTGTCTCTTACAAACCTGTTGATAGCTTCCATTGTTTTAAGACTTTCTTTTTTAGGTGGTATAGGTGCTTTGCTTGCAGGAAAAACATCTGGAAGATCTGGCTTTTGTTTTTTCACTCGAGTCAGATACTTCATCATCTGTGCGTATTTAAACGGGTTCATTATTCTCCTAACATTCTAGCGATACCGCCTGACGCGTAGTCCTGATAATCACCTGCTTCACCCTGTCTTGCAATTACAGCATCTGATTGAGCCTCGGGATCTTCTGTTATTCTCTTAGCTTTTTTTCTTCGATCGATATTTTGCACGAGTTCTTTCATTGTAGGTTTTTTGCCTGTTGCATATTCTTTTAGTTTAGATACATCTGAATCTAAATCTTTAATACTTCTACCACCAACTTCCTCAATCTCTATTTCAAAATCATCTGGCCCATATGCTCTGCCAACCGGACCTGACTCTGCTGTGGTAAACTCTGCTGCAGGATCTGGTGTTGCTTC